AGTGGTAAGGTGTGCTTCTCCGGCGTCACACAAGAAGACAGCTTTACCCAGTCCCTCCAGCCGTCTTGATCGCGATACTGGAACCATACACCTTTGCCTGCATGCACTATATAGATGATAGAGCACCATTTTTCTTCTGCTGAGCCAGCCGTGCATAAAGCTATGCCTTGCGTGTACCCGATTAGACCCGCTTTATAAGGAGTGTTAGCGGTATCTTCGTCGCACCAATACAGCTGTCCGATAGTGATTTTGTGCACATCCAGCGTCTTTGGGTACTGCTTCAAGGCTCGCTTTGCCGTAGGCGCCCGTGCAATATCATGTTACAATGATGGCAAAGGAGTGTGTGCGCTATGACTGCAAAAATGGACCTGTTAGCTAAACTGACCGCTTTGGTGCCCGAATGTGCCGGAGAGATCGCGAAAATCTTGCATGACTACGAGATTATGCCTGCCAAGGTGTATGAGCGGAGCAACCTGCCGAGGCGTGTTGACGCTTTCCTCGCGGCGAAGCGCATCGACGGCTGCCGTCCGCGGACGCTGGAGGGCTATCGTGAGCGGCTCAAGGTGCTTATCGGCAGGTGCAAGAAGCCTGTGCAGAAGATCACGACGGACGACTTGCGAGAGCACATCGCCTATCTGGTAGACGAGCGACACCTCAAGGACAACAGCGTGCAAGCGCACATCAACTGCCTGCGGAGCTTCTTCCAATGGCTGACGGATGAGGACGCGATCCGAAAGAACCCAATGCGCAAGATCAAGTCGCTGCGCATCGACAAGCTGCGTGCGCGGCACCCTCTGACCGCAGAGCAGCTGGAACTTATCCGTGACGGGTGCAAAGGATACAAAGAAAAGGCTTTGGTCGAATTTCTGGTCTCGTCGGGCTGCCGCGTGTCCGAGGTCGCTGGTCTGCGCGTGCAGGACATCGACTGGCAGGAGCGCAAGTGCAAGGTGATCGGCAAGGGCGGCAAGCAGCGGACAGTCTATTTTTCCGTCCGAGCGAAATTGATGCTGCAGCTGTACATCGAAGGCCGCAAGGGAGGAGAGGCGCTCTTCTCCAGCAGCCGTGCGCCCTACGAGCCTTTGAGCGATCGGGGAATTGAGAAGATCATTTCCAAGCTGGGCAAGCGCATCGGTATGGAGCGCCCACTGTATCCGCACCTTATGAGGCACACCTTTGCGTCGCACGCGCTGTCGGCCGGCATGGACTTGACAGTTATTCAGCATTTGCTCGGGCATACGGATCCAAAGACCACGCTCATCTATGCGGAGATCAATCCAATCCGCGTACAGTACGAATATAATCGCGTTATCGCGTAAGAAAGTAGGTAAAAATCATGGAAAATGTAGCGCATTTTAAGGCTGCGATTGCAGCAATCATCGCCATTCTCACCGCGCTCTGGGGGTGGTTCGGCTGGTTGGTCGTGCTCTTTATCTTTTGCATGGCTGTTGACTTTCTCACCGGCTCGGCGGTGGCGTGCCGCGCCGGCAAGTGGTCATCCCCGGCCGCCAGAGACGGCATCTGGCACAAGTGCGGCAGCATCGTCGTGGTCATTGTCGCAGGCGTCGCCGATTTGCTGATCGGCACGCTGATCGGACACATCCCCGGCGTTACGCTGCCGTTTGAGTACACTGTGCTGCTGTGCCCGATGGTAGTGGTGTGGTACACCCTTACGGAGCTCGGCAGCATCGTCGAGAATGCCGTCGCGCTCGGCGCGCCGGTGCCGCAGTGGCTGCAGAAGGCGCTCGCGGCAGCAAAGGACGCAGTGGATAAGTTAGGGGAGGAGAACGATTGATGAACATTCCGTTTGTGCCGGCTGATCCGAGTAACTACTACTCCGGCCGCGGCGGCAATTCGATCAAGTACATCGTCATGCACTATACCGCCAACGACGGTGACACCGACGAGGGTAATGCGCACTATTTTCAGGGCGCAGGCCGACGGGCAAGTGCACACTATTTTGTCGATGAGGACAGCGTTACGCAGTCCGTGCGTGATAGAGATGCAGCATGGCACTGCGGCGGCGATCTCGAGAGCTCGCATCACCCGTTACGCGGCATTTGTATGAACCGCAATTCGTTGGGTGTGGAAATGTGCAGCGACATCGTAGGCGGCAAGTACACCATCACGCCGCAGACGGTAGACCGTGCCGTCGAGCTGGTCAAGTATCTCATGGCGAAGTACGGCATTGACGTAGATCACGTCGTGCGGCACTATGATGTCACCGGCAAGCTGTGCCCCGAGCCGTGGGTGCGCGATGAAAGCCTGTGGCGTAAGTTCAAGGCGCGGCTGACCGCGCCGGTTGAACCCGAACCGAAGAAGGAGGACGACGAAGTGGTAGAAAAGAAAAAGGTCCTGCTCAACGGCAAGACCTACGAGTGCGACGTCATTACAAAGGACGCCACTAACTATATCAAGATGAGATCGCTCCAGCAGGCAGGCTTTATGATCGGGTATGACGCTGTTCGCAAGGTTCCGAGCATCACCGCACCGCAGTGCCGCACATTTGTCCCGGACGGCAATGAGGATGTACAGGCCGCAGTTGATACGCTGCAGGAGAGTGCCGGCCTTGAGAAACAGACGATTGAGTACCTGCTCCGCTATCAGTGGGGCGAGGACCTCGTGAAGAAGCTGGCGGCAGCAGTTAAGTAAATAGCAAGGCCCTCGGTGTTCAAATTGGACACCGAGGGCCTGTTTTTTTATTCTGGAAGTTTAGGATACTTTAGATGTTTATGACTATGTTTTTGGAGTAAACGCTGGACATGATTATATTCTCTGACGGAAACAATCGGCCTATGTTGGCCTTTATAGAGCGCACCATGAAATGCATTAAATCCGGCATAGATTGGTCGTGTCAAGATTTTACGAATGCTTTCAGCGGTTTGCGGACGTCCACGTTTTCCGGTATATCCGCGCAACCTGCAAAGTTCAGCAACAGCAGAAAGACTATGATGCTCGATATATTTTGTGAAAATATATCGAACGCGCTCTGCTTCATTTGGGTTGATCTTAAAATTGTCTTTCCCATCTAAGTCGTAGCCTAATACCTCATTGCAAGTACGTTTGCCTTGTGAGGCGCGTTCAGCAGCAGCGGCGCGAACACGTTCAGCGGTTTGCTCCACTTCCATCTGTGCGAAAATCGCCAGCATTCCCATCATAGCACGTCCCATAATTGTGGTTGTGTCAAACGCTTCTGTATAGCTGATGATACCGCAATTATGCTTGTTTAAGATGTTCCACATATTGTACAGATCGGCAACGCTACGGGTAAAACGGCTTAATGCCCAAACGATGATAACATCAACCTTGCTGGCTGCAACGTCTTCTAAAAGCCGTTGCATATCGGGCCGATGCTTAATATCTTTACCGCTGATACCCTCATCAGCATAATAGCCGATAATCTCGTAGCTATGTTCTTTGGCCCAGCGAGTCAACGCTTTGCGCTGTGCTGATAGGGAGTAGCCCTCACGGGCCTGATCCAACGTACTGACACGGGTATAAATAGCAACACGCTTAGTCATTGTTCATCACATCGTTCAGCACGCGAATGAGATCAGTACGCGGAATGACGTGAAATTCGCCGTTAAGATACTGGGCGTAAACGCGCTCGGTGTTGTTGCCTCGATAGTCTTTCTGGCCGTACATGTATACGGCGTTCTCGATCGGTTCGAACAGGAAGAGGTCGCCTTCTTCACCGGCATCACCGGTATACCCGCCGACCTTCTGCGAAAAATCGGGCTTTGCAGTGCGCGGATCTACCAAGGCAATCCACAGGATGCTATAACGACGATGGTTATATGATGAATAAGTTTTAACGGTTTTCATAATGCTGCCCCTTTCAATTTATCTGCCAATGTGGTAAGATAGGGGCGGATAGGTGGCAGATCCTATGCCGCCCTGTCTGTTTCTAATAGGCTCCCTGTGGTTTCCTAGGCCGGGGAGCCTATTCTATTACTTTGCATCAGGTACGGATGCGATGTACTTGATGCACTCTGTTGCATCTTCTGCACTGTGCCCGTGGGCGATCAGCCAGTCGATCAACCGTGCGGCTTCCTTGGCCGTCATGCTGTATTCCATTATCCTTCCTCCTGCCATAAGACTCGCAAGGTTTTCACTGTGGTATTCTCCCTTGCTGTGATTATATTATATAATATAGCGCGCTATATATCAATCGGCATAGTAGATAAAAATATAGTGCGCTATATGTGCAAAATATATATAGCGCACTATAATGGTGGAGTGGTATACTAAATTAGAATAAATGCAGGAGGTGTTACGATGGCAACGAGTAATGCACAGAAAAAAGCCACTATAAAATATATGGCGGAGAATCTGGAAGAGGTTCGTTTTCGTGTCCCGAAAGGGAAGAAGGCTGTCGTGCAGCAGGCCGCCCAGAATAAGGGGATGAGCGTTGCAGCATATCTGATAGATCTGATTGAAAAGGATTGCGGAGAAAAGCTGAAATAATGTGATGTAGGAAACGTGTAGGAAAACGAGGAATACAAACCTAGAAAAATGACGATATATCTAACAAAATCGGCATTTTCTATAACCGCTTGACGTGCGGAAGGTCAGCGGTTCGAACCCGTTAATGTCCACCACCAAGCCACTCATTTTGAGTGGCTTTTTCTTTTATCTGCACAAAAAGCAGCTGAGACCCCACATCTCAGCTGCTTCTATTTTCGTCCCACATTTTGCTTTTACTCTCTGTGCTGCCGCTATCCTTCGGCAGCTGCCTTTTATTGCTCGGTCTCGCGGATATATTTGAAAACCGAGTGCTCCAGATAAAATTGCACGTCACCCTCTGTCAGCGCATACGGCTTGTGGCCGTCAACGCACAGCCAGTATCGTCCGTCCGCACTTTGCTTGAGATAGGCATTCTCGTCGTCAAAATAGACGGTCGAGCTGCTGTCAGGCTCGGCCGGCGGCTCGAATGCCGGCTGCGGCAGCACCGCATACGACAGTGCCAGCAGGACGGCAAAGCTGCCGATGAGTACGGCGCTTGCGGTTCGGCCGTTCGGCTGCTCTGCGCAGGCGAGCACGGCGGTGAATCGCTCCCGCATGGCCTTGTCCGCCTTGGCGCGAAACAGGGCCGTGGACGGCTGCGGCACCGGCTGCTGTGTGCAGCCTTGCTTCATCGCGGAGAGGATGGCGCGCAGATAGGCTGTGCGTTCCTGCGCATTCAGCGTCTGTGCAATCGCGCGGTCACACTTAAGCTCGAGCGTCTGTTCCAAATCCTTCTGCAGCAGGTATACGACCGGATTCCACCAGAAAATGATGCAGTACAGCGTTACGAGCAGCTTGACAGTCGTATCATGGTTGAGAAAATGCGTGTACTCGTGCAGCAGAATGTAATGCAGCTCGGCATCTGTGTACGTCTTGTCCGGCAGAATGATATATCGGCGCAGCACACCTACGCCAAAGGCGGATTCGATATTCGCGGCTGTACGTCCGCGAACTTTGATGGTGCGGCCGGTCTGCCGCCGGATCTCGCTCAGCAGGGAAGCCGTGCGGCTGTCCCATGGCCTGGCTTGCCGCGCAGCGCGGATGGCTTTGTGATACTGCAGCGCGTAACGAATCAGCAGAAAAACTGTGCCGAACAGCCAGATTGCACACAAAAACAGTCCGACCGGCAGGTGTGTGACCGGCTCGGGCTTGCGCGTCAGAAAGCTGTAGATGCGCGGATACACGACGTTGTCGCTCACAATCACTGTGTACGGAAACTCGAGCGGCAGCAGCAGGCGCGCGGCGCAGAACAGGTACAGCAGCACCATGGTTAGCACGCCGAAATGCGGCCGGAAGCGTGTGCGCCGCACAAGATAGATTACAATAATCAACAAACTGCTCCATAAAAGTGCAGATATAAAGGAAAACAGGGTTATTTGCATATTATTTCTCTTCTTTGTTCTGCAGCGCAGCTTCGTACTGATCGACCATTTTTTCCAGCTCGGCAATCAGCTTTTCTTCCTGCTCGGATTCGTTTGATTTGGCAGGTTTTTTGAACAGCGCCACGGCGATTCGGGCAAACAGTGCCTGGTTCACGCCTTGCTCCTCGAGCATGTTCGCCAGAAATTCGTCCTTGGTGTAGCAGGGGACGAACTGCCGCGACTGATAGCGTCCGTTCTGCAGCAGACCGCTGACCTGCACCATGCCTTTTTTGACAAGCTGACCGAGCAGTTTGTCGATATAATTGGTGTTCCAGCGGGCTTCCGTAACTTTTTCGGCAAGCTGCAGCGTTGTGAG